TAATGCCAAATCCGGACTTGCAGCGTATTCTTTAACCAACCCAAACCCTGATAAACCCAAAAATGATAAGAAAACATTTATGCAAAGAGTTTTTGGAAAAAAAGAAACAGTAGAAAACTTTGCTGAATCAGATGTGCCGTTGGGAAAGTATTTGTTCCATGTAGCATATGCAAGCGGATTGACAGGAATGTTAAGAGACGGACACTTAGGCGAACCAGATGAATATTTTAGTATGACAGCAGATCCAAAATATGTAGTATCAGGTAATCCAGAAGTACAAATAGTCATCGATACTGCTCGTGTAAGCAAAATGGAAACATTCGAAAAGCATGTAGAAGATTGGGAAAGTACTCCAGGAGCAGGCGATTGGGCTAAAGGCGGCAAAGGTGACTTTGAAAGCGAATACAGAGTAGAAGAAACAATACCATGGGATTATGTAGTAGCAGTAAAAATTCTGAAGTCTAAGGTGACTAAAGAAATTATACAATTAGCAAAGCAACGTGGTGTAAAACTAGTTGGCAAAGATAACAACGTAACTGAAAACTTTGCTGACGGTAAGAAAAAAGGTGTAAAAGAAGCAACTGACATTGTTAACATACCAGCAGGTCATATTTTATTAAGCGACTATGCTAAACAACATATTAGCACACATAACAAGCCGGGCATAGGAAGTGTGTTTTCTAAGAATATTAACTTACAAAAGTTAGTAGATGTAATAAAAAATATTCCAGTAAAAGGTGATGGCGGAGCGTATACAGTTGATCTTGCTGGTGCAGGCTACAATCTAGTCCTGCCTATCGAAGATGCAAAAAATCTACCAGATGCCCAACTAGGAAAAGTAACCAAACAAGAGCGTGAACCTGTAAAAGTTCCAGCAGTAAGAACAACTGCGCCTATTGAAAAGTTTGCTACAAATAAAATAACTGTAATTATTAGACCAAGCAATCCTGCTTATCTACCCGACGATGTTAAACAAGATGAAAAAGTATTAGATGCTATAAAACAAGGCAAAAGTTATAGTGTAATTACTGCTTTTCCAGGAGAAGAACTTCCGCCTGCCAGTCAATGGAATGACAAATACGCAGTTATTATTCCTGAAAGTACAGTATCTGAAAACTTTGCTGATGGTAAAGTAAAAGGCAAAAGCAGACCAGGCAGAGTAAAGAAGTCAGGTGCAAGTTGTAATGGTACAGTAACACAGTTACGCAAACGTGCTAAAAATGCAAGTGGCGAGAAGGCTAAGATGTATCACTGGTGTGCTAATATGAAGTCAGGTAGAAAGAAAAAATAATGTTTAGTAAAAAATGCAAACTACACCTAGAAGAAAAAGGCGAAAGTGGCCTACAACATATGCGAGCTGCTCTTTGGGCAGCATTGCGTTTACAAATGCTTGTGCCATTGCTTATAATACATAGTATTGCGCCGCGTTTCTTTACTAACAAAGGATCCGAAGTAATACAAGATATTTTAGATGATAGGAAAGTAAAATGAAAATTAAAGATATTGTAAGTGAAGCAGCCGCAGCAGAAATGGCAGCGTCATCAGTTGCCTCTAGTATGGGCGGTGGCAATGGATTTCTTAATGGCGGTCCAGGTACGCTGACACGAACAGGCTCTATCAAGAAGTCTAAGAAAAAGAAAGCTACTAAGAAGAAAGCATAAATACTACATAATACGTATTGGAGTCACTCACATGAGAGAAAAAGAATTAATAGAAAAGCAGCAACATGATCCAAAGCATGTAAAAATGGCTGTTGGCATTGCATCTGATCCTCGTCACAAAGGCGGAGATTATAGTGGTGCACACAAAAAGATTGAAAAAATTGCTAAAGGTCTAGCAAGTCATCCACAAGTTGCAGCAGTTCTTAAGAAACAAAACGAAGCAGTTAAAGAAGGCTTAGGCGAATTAGCAGACGTTGCTGAAAGAGACCATGAAGTACAAATGGCCCGTGCTGAACTATACAAATTAGCAAAGTATGCAATCAAACTACACGACATGCTAAAAGGTGTAAGCGAAGCAGAAGGCTTAGAAGGTTGGGTACAATCTAAGATTACTAAATCAGCAGACATGATTGGTAGCGTATATCATCATATGGACTATGAAGAGAGTCCAATGGGTGATGAAGTAACAGAAGCAAAAGATACACATTGCTCAGACAAGTGTTGCGGTGCTGATACTAAAGCAGAAGATTGTACATGTCCTCCTAGCTGTGAACATTGTAATTGCAATGCAGTAAACGAAGGCGAAGTTCCTCCACAGTTCAAAAAGAATGTGGAGAAGATGAAAAATAAGAAAAAAGACAAGAAAGATTACAAAGAATCACTCCAAGATAAACTATCAGCTAAACTTTCTGAGTCAAAAAATTGTTCGGAATGTGGTAAACCAAGTTATACTACACTTTCTGAAAAGAAGAAAAAAGGTAGTCACGGTAAAGTATGCTGGAAAGGCTTTCGCAGAGGCAAAGGCGATAGCTGCCATAGGGTAAAAGGTGACGGTTAATGGATTTTAACGCACTTCAACACAAACTATTTGCACTGGATCCAAGTGATCCAGCAGAAGACTTGCGTAAACTAACCGAGTCAGCTGGCGGCAATGCGCAAGGAAATGTAGCAAGTGCTGAAAATTATGTGCAAGAAAGTGTAGAAGTACCGGAAGGTTCGTTAGAAATGGATCGAGATTACAGTGTTTCGGACTTTGCTGCACTTGCAGGCATAACATTAAATGAATCACAAGTAAATGAATTAGATGCAAAGGCTGCTCTTAAAAGAGGCTGGGACAATCATAATACATTAGGTGCAATAGGTATTGAAAATCCATTAAAGAAATTAGTCACTCCAAGTAAATCAAAGCCTCAAAAATCAGATAAAACAGCAAATACAATAAAACCATCACATGCAGGCAATTGGAAAAGTTTCTTGCAGCAACACACTGCTGGATTACAAAAAATCGCTGCTGATCCTGTGAAAAAGAAACGTTTTGACACTTGGATGGCAAAGTGGAACGAAGAAGTCGAAGAAGAAACCAAAAGCGATAAAAACAAACGTCACCATAAAGATTTAGACGACTTAGAACGTACAATTCGTAAATCACCTGCCGGTATGGACAAAGACACACAATCACATATCGATAAAAGGCGTAAAGAACTTACTCTAAATAACGAAGAAAGCAAAGGCTTATATTATAACGTAAACAAACGTAAAAAAGCCGGAACAAGTCGCAAGCAAGGACATCCTAAGGCTCCTACTGCACAGGCTTGGAAAGATGCAGCAAAGACTGCAAAGAAAGAAAGCGTTGAATCTATCAAAGAAATGCTTTATCGTAAATTAAACGATAAAAAGTAATCATAACGCTTGACAAACCTCTAAATATCCTATATAATTAACTTAACAATTTAACTCAACAAGGAGATATCTATGAGCGATCGTACCTATGGTGCTGAAGAAAAGGCAAAACTTGAAAGACTAGTACAAGAAGGCGTAACTGTAATGCAAGAGATTGAAGACTTGCAAGGTGGCCTTAAAGATACTGTTAAAGCAGTAGCAGAAGAACTTGATATTAAACCATCATTAATTAACAAAGCAATTAAAATTGCACAAAAACGTGACTGGGACAAGCATGCTGATGCATTTGATGATCTTGAAACACTAGTTGCTACAGTAGGTGTTGACAAGTGATATCTAAAACAGTAGATTTTTTTAAAAATAGCTACAAAGAAAGTCCATTAGCGTTCTATTGTGAAATGTTTGAAGCAATTTTACTTATCGGAGCAAGTGCTGTACTGGCATTTACTATCTTAGACCCAGCAACTCGAATCTTTGTACCAATGTATCTAATAGGTAGTATACTAGGTATTATTAGTGCTGTTTATCGAAAGGCTGCATTTGTTATCGTACTATGCACTTGGTTTACTATGATGAATCTAGTATCATTTGTACAACTGTTTATTTTAAATTAAAATAAGTATCAGTAGAGTCGTTCACTTACGAACAGGTATAAGGTTAGTTGGCCATAAGCAACAAGGAGAATAAATGTTTAAGAAAAAAGATACTACAAATCTTACATTCTATACAACAGGTAGTAAACAAAAGAACGATTTATTTTCTCCACAAGAGGGTATGAAACTATTGCCTGATTGGTTTAAAACTATTGATCGTTCTCAGCAAGATCCTACTCTTGCAACATGTCCTGGATTTATTGATTTATTTAAAAATAGTATTAATATTCCATTATGGACAGATATTAATATTACATATGAAAATGACCGGCTCTTAAATGTACAAATGCCTGGAATTGGACAAGTGACTAGAGATTTTGTTCAAGTTCACAATTCTGATCAATGGGGCGAAGGTTTTAAAAACAGTTTGCATATCAAATTGATGAATCCTTGGCATGTTACTAGTAATATAGATACTCCTTTTCTAATGCATGATGCTGTGTGGCACAAAGAAAATATTAGCGACTATAATGTACTATCAGGTGTATTAGAGTTCAAATATCAGCATGCCAATCATATTAACATCATGTTGCCTAAAAGTAACGGGCGTGAAAAGACTGTGGAACTAAAAGCAGGTACTATTATTGCACACTTAACTCCATTAGTTGATACAAAAATGACTATAGAATCTAAACTAATATCACATGAACAATGGCTAGGACTAACTAACTACATATCTAGTTTTAAAACACCGTATGCAGTTGCTAAAAAAATAGGGAAGAAATTAATTAAATGAGTTATGTAGACGCAATGTTTGACAGAGATCAAGATATGATCCGTGTAGTCGAACGTAAAGACGGTAAGAGAACTTATCGGGAATACCAATCCAAATATACATTTTATTACAAAGATGCTAAAGGCAAGTACAAGAGTGTGTACGGTGATCCTCTAAGTCGTATTGTGTGTAAGAACACAAAGGACTTCCGCAAGGAAGTTGCTATTAACAGAGACAAAGAACTGTTTGAAAGTGATATTAATCCAATCTTCCAGTGTTTGAGCGAAAACTATCTCAATCAAGATGCACCTAAACTAAACATTGCGTTCTTTGATATTGAGACTGACTTTGATCCAGAGCGTGGCTTTGCTGATCCTAGTGATCCGTTTATGCCTATTACTTCAATCTCAGTCTATTTACAATGGCTTGAAACAATGGTATGTCTTGCTGTTCCACCTAAGACACTTACAATGGAGCAAGCTGAGAAAGAACTCGAAGGCATTGACAATGTAATGCTGTTTGAAAAAGAAGGTGATATGATTGACACTTTCTTGACACTGATTGAAGATAGTGATATCTTATCAGGTTGGAACAGCGAAGGTTATGATATTCCGTACACTGTAAACAGAACAGCTCGCGTACTAAGCAAAGACGACACACGTAGGTTCTGCTTGTGGGGACAACTGCCTAAGAAACGTGAGTATGAAAAGTTTGGTAAAATAGCGCAGACCTTTGACCTAATAGGCAGAGTGCATTTAGATAGTTTGAATTTATATCGTAAATACACGTATGAAGAAAGACACACATACAGACTTGATGCCATTGGCGAAATCGAAGTTGGCGAGAACAAGGTCCCTTATGAAGGCACTTTGGACGCATTGTACAACAATGACTTTAGAAAATTCATCGAATACAACATACAAGATACCGCACTACTGGACAAGCTGGACAAAAAACTAAGATTTATCGATCTCAGTAACGAACTTGCACACGCAAACACTGTTTTGCTACAGACCACTATGGGTGCTGTTGCTGTTACAGAGCAAGCTATTGTTAACGAAGCGTGGCACAGGGGCTTACAGGTTCCTAATCGTAAAAAGCGTGATGAAGAAAACACACAAGCCGCTGGTGCTTATGTAGCATTTCCTAAGAAAGGCTTGCACAAGTGGATTGCAAGTATGGATTTGAATTCACTGTATCCTAGTGTGATTCGTGCATTGAATATGGCTCCAGAAACTGTTGTAGGACAAATACGTCCTGAGATTAGTGATGCCCGTGTACATGAAGATATGACGCTTAAAAAGAAGAGTTTTGCAGGGTCGTGGGAAGGACGTTTCAGTACAGAAGAATACGAAGCTGTTATGGAGCAACGCAAGGACATTGCACTCACTATTGACTGGGAAAACGGTAGCAGTGATGTATTAAGCGGTGCAGAAATTTACAAAGTAATCTTTGACAGTAATCAACCGTGGATGCTAAGTGCTAATGGTACAATCTTTACTACAGAGTTTGAAGGAGTTATTCCAGGTATCCTAAAGCGTTGGTACAGTGAACGTAAAGACTTGCAAAAAATGTTAAAGAAAGCAAAGGACGCAGGAAATGCAGCAGAAATCGAATACTGGGACAAAAGGCAACTTGTTAAAAAAATTAATCTTAATAGTTTGTATGGTGCTATTCTCAATCCTGGGTGCCGTTTTTTCGATAAACGTATTGGTCAGTCTACTACATTAACCGGTAGAACAATTGTTAAGCACATGAGTGCTGAAGCAAACAAAGTTATCACAGGCACATATGATCACACAGGCGAAGCTGTTATATACGGAGATACAGACTCTGTATACTTTAGTGCATACCCTACACTCAAAGATGACATAGAATCAGGTAAAATTCCTTGGGATACTGAAAAAGCTATTACACTATATGATCAAGTAGCAGATGCAGTAGACAGCACATTTGCAGATATGATGGCCAAGTCACATCACTGTCCAAAGAGTCGTGCAGATGTTATTGCGGCAGGTAGAGAGATTGTTGCAAAGTCAGGCTTGTATATTACTAAGAAGCGTTATGCGGCACTAGTAGTAGACAACGAAGGCTTTAGAACAGACACAGATGGCAAAGCCGGCAAAGTAAAAGCAATGGGCTTGGACTTGCGTAGATCAGATACACCCGTGTTTATGCAGGAGTTTTTAAGTGAACTACTGCTTATGGTACTTACTGATAAGCCGCGCGAAGATGTACTACAACGCATCACAGAATTCCGCAAGGAGTTTAGTGCAAGACCTGGCTGGGAGAAAGGTTCGCCCAAACGTGCAAACAAAGTCGGACACTATCGTCGACTAGAAGAAAAACAAGGCAAGGCAAATATGCCGGGCCATGTACGGGCAAGCATCAACTGGAATACACTCAAACGTATGAACGGAGACAAGTACTCTGAAGAAATCGTTGACGGTATGAAAGTTATTGTTTGTAAACTAAAACAAAATCCGTTGGGTTATACAAGTGTTGCATATCCAACGGATCAGATGAGACTGCCTGAGTGGTTCAAAGAACTTCCGTTTGATGATTCAGCTATGGCAGAAACCATTATTGACAACAAGTTGGACAACTTGATTGGTGTGCTTAACTATCCGTTAGAAGATACAAAGCAACACACCACATTCTCAAGTTTGTTTGATTTCGGAGAATAAAGTGAAGATAAAACTAGAAATAGAAATTGATACAGAGAACGAACAGGACCTAAATACTATTGAAGAAGTTATTGAAAAGTTAAGGGAACTAAAGGAGATGATGGAATGAAAGTAGGATTTACTTGTAGCACATTTGATTTACTACACGCAGGACATGTACAGATGTTACGTGAAGCAAAAGACCAATGTGATTATCTTATTTGCGGATTGCAAGTTGATCCTAGTGTAGACAGAAAAGAAAAGAACTCTCCTATACAAACTATTGTTGAACGCTATACACAACTCAAAGCAGTATCATATGTAGATGAAATTATTCCATATGGTACTGAAAAAGACTTAGAAGATATCTTGACAATGTATCATATTGATGTTAGAATATTAGGAGAAGAGTATAGAGACGGTAAGTTTACAGGCAGAGCAATTTGTGCTAAACGTGGCATCGAACTGTACTTTAATAAGAGAGAGCATCGATTCAGCACCAGTGATTTAAGGAAACGTGTTTGTGAAAAATAAATTTATTTTTGATGTGGACGGAACATTAACTCCTAGTAGAGGAATTATTGACATACATTTTAAAATGTTCTTTAATACATTTTGCTCGGCTAATGATGTTTATCTTGTAACCGGCAGTGACAAGCCCAAGACCATCGAGCAACTAGGCGAAGATACTTACAATCTATGCAAGCGTGTTTACAACTGCAACGGCAATGACGTTTGGCAGAGCAACAATCACATTCACACAAATGATTGGACACTTCCTGACCTTGCAAGAACTTTTTTAATTAGTTGTGAATATGAAAGTGATTTTAGCATTCGCACTGGTAATCATATCGAAGAACGTCCCGGTATGGTAAACTTTAGTGTTGTAGGACGCAAT